AAAATTTCAACCTTAGTATCTCCAATAGAATATCTAAGATCTACCTCAGGTAAAACATTTTTGGTTTTTCCATCTATAACAATTAATTTTGGAGGAGTATTATATCCTCTTCCAGTGGATGTAATACCTATAGATTCGAATGAATTTAATGGTTCAACTTTTAAAATTTGTGGTAAGGATAAATTTGGTTTTAAAGTAAGATCCGATGGAAAACCAAACCCAATGTCATTAATTCTAGTGCCATTAATTTTTCCTATAGACTTACTAGAAGCTTCTAAAATAGCTCCACTACCATAATTTGTAATAATTTTAGAAAAATCTGGAAGCGAATAATAATTCTTCCCGCGAGAGTCAATTTTAATTTCTGTTATAGGTCCAAACGCAGTTAAAGAATCTGTCTCATAAGTTATTGAAGAAATTCCAGAAGAATATGAACTTTTTTCGGGAATATTAGTTATATTATATGTAAATACGGAAGATGCAATAGAAACTATTTGATGTTTTCCGTTATATTCACTTTCTACAACTTGAATTTCATTATTGGTGTATACTGAAGAATCCTCTATAATTTGTTCTTTCTCTGCTGGAAGATTTACTCCAGAATAAACTTTGTCAAGTTTATAATATAATTTTCTTGGAGTGTTATTATTTACAAGTAAAGAAACTTTGGCACCACTATCTATTCCAATAACTCCATATTTTTTAACTTCAAATTCAGTGCTATTTTTTGTAGAATCAAAAATTTCTTTATAATTTGAATCGATATAGAAATTGAAATCAAAAGCTGGATATGTTACTGATCCACTTACATAAGAAAGTGATGAATCTGATAGATCAAAATTTACTATAGAATCTTTATAAACTTTTATTGGAGGATTTATTGGGGTTATTGTTCCACTCGAAGTGGAAGTTATATTAATAACGTCTGGACTAAAATTTATAGAGTTATAATATGAATCAGATAATTTAATTTTATCCTTATCAAAAGATATTATGTAATATATTTTATTATTTTCTAATCCACCTGATGGCGAAGATGAATTATATACAACTTTATCTCCATTGCTAAATCCATGATTTTCAATAAAAATATAATTCTCAGTAGTATTAATTCCAGAAGAAGAGAATGTTTTTGGATTTATTAGTAGTCTTCTATTAAAATTATCATATTTGACAATAACTGTTGTTGATATTCCTGGATTAACATTTACAAATACGTTATCACCATTTAATAATCCATGAGTTTGTGCTGTAGAAACAGTTACAATATTTTTATATACATTTCCAGTCAAACTTGAATAATTTGTTTTAAAGCTGTGATACGTGTTAGTTCCTACTCCAGTAAAATATAAAGTGCTAATTGATCTATTAGTACTCGCAATACCAACAAATGTTCCAGTAGATCCAAGACCAACTTTTACTGTTGATATTCCAATTAAATCGTTTGATATTTTTGCAACATATACTGTTGAATTGTTTAATAATAAATTTGAAGTTGTTCCATTATTAGAAACTGATATCTCAGTTCCTCCATTTGACGAATATATTAAAGAATCTCCAGTTTCCAATTCATGATTTGGTATATAAATTGTTTTTGTTGGTATAAAAATTTGGGTTATACCAACTCCTGGATTTGAAAATTTAATTAGTGTTCCTATTCCAACTCCAAAACTTGTTCCAATTCCAAGAGACTCTATGGGGTCAAAATATAATTCTTTATTTGATTTTTGTGGGTAGTTGCTAAAATCACTTACATTTATAGAAAATCTTCTTGGGTTTTCATATAAAATATCACTATAACTATGAGAAGAACCAACAGATCCATTAATAGATCTTAAAACTCTAATTCTTGAAGATTTTCTATCTATATTGAGAATTTTTACCTGCTCACTTCCTACGGTAAAGATGTCATTTTCCCTTACATTTGTATATGCAATATTTCCGGTAACAGAAAAATAAGTAACAATCCCTGTTATTGGAACAGAACCTATTCCCAATGGATCGGATATTGCAAATGTATTTGAAGATACGCCTACAGTATAAAAGTCATTATTTAAAAATGATGAAGTATTTAATCCAGATATTGATATTTTATCTAGATTTAAAAAATTATGTGGATAATTTGATTGTATTATAAATGAATTTTTTTTATTAGAATCTGGATAAATTTCAACAGAAGAGATTGAAGTTGTTGCAACGCTAATAGAATTTACTAATTTTCCACCAACTCTAGAAACTTTAGATGATAAACCAAATCCGCGAGTTCCATCAGAATCAAATACTATTAAGTCATTAACCTTATAATTAAGACCTCCAGTGGAAATTGCAATATTTTCTACTGATCCAGAAGAAACATTTTTAATTTCTACAGTTTGATTCAATAAATTTGGGAAGGAAATATATGAATATGATTCAATATCTTTGTAAATATTATATGGAGTTGTATTTCTAATCCAATTAGTTTTATTTAAATCAATATTATCTTGGTTTGATGATCTTTTGAAATTAAATTCATTCGGAACAGACTTAAATTTATTTCCAATTAAATATGGGAATTTTGGTAATATGTATCCACCGAAAGAATCTGAATTATTTTCCTCTATAGATGCAAAATAAGCATAAACTCCATTAGGAAAATCAGGAGTTACGCAGAATCTTCCATTATTTTCATCTAAAACTGAGTCATCATCAACATTATTGTATGTATAATCTTCAACAAAAAATCCAATAGGAAAGATTGATTGTGATGGTCTATTTGTATCTACAGGACCAGATTTGCTATATCCCGATTTCATTCGGGTTACTGTTCCTCCATCTTTTTTGGAATATCCATATGGACCATATATTGGATTTCCATCATATGCCCATCCAATTATTGGAGAGTGATCACTTGATAAAATTTCTCTACCATTTCCATCCTTTCTAAGGTCTGGTTTACCATATAAAATTTTTCCACCAAATTCTTTAGAATAAACACCTTCCCTTAGACTTCTTGGAGCATAAAGATGGGTAAATTCTAAGTCATACTCAGAATTTGGGTTATAGAAGAGTGTTCCATCATCTCTTTTTATGGTATTGAAATATTTTTCAAATAAATTTATTGTCCAAGTTTTTAGTTTTGGACTAAATTCTGCCCTTTGACCGGAAGCAGTTACTAGAATAAAAGTACTGTTTCTCTCATATCCAGCACCACTTTCAATAATATTAACGGATTTTATTTGTCCATTTTCTATGATTGGTGTTAGAACTGCCCCCCTACCATTTCCATTTGTAATTATTGATAAATTTGGTGGAGAATTATAATCTTGTCCCGAATTATTGATTAAAACATCAACTATTTTTCCATTATTAACTACTGGCACCAGATCAGCTCCTGTGCCACTATTTAAACTAATCGTTGGATTTCTTTTAAAATTCAATACTTCAGATGATCCATAACCAATTCCACCACTTCTTAAATGAACATCTCCAATTTGTCCTCTAAAGATAGGTTGAATTTTTGCTGAAAAAGCATCAGTATTTGTTGAGGAAATTCCAACCTTTCCAATTACCTCAACAGAAATTTGTGGATAATTAAAGAAATGGGTTCCGGATCCAACAGACGTAAACCCAACATACTGTTTAGTTTGATAATAAAAATCTTGACCATCTGTAGTTAATCCAATTGGAGAAAGTTTAAATGTATCACTATTCACCGTAGTAACATAATAATTTGTATTATTGGATAGACCACCAATTGATAATCCATCTGTAGAATAGTTAATTACTTCTCCGGATTTAAAATCATGATTTTTTATATTAATTTCATTTGAATATATGTTTACTAAACTTGAGGTTGCTGTTCTTTTTTTATTTTCATAATTTTGTCCAGAATCTTCAATATTAATAGCAGCAATAACAGATTTCTTATTGTATGACTCAAAAATATGATTTCCAATTCCATAAGATGTCAAAGATATTGTATTAATTCCTGATATGGAATCCTCAAGAGTTTTGTGTAACTTAATAGTATATAAATCTTGAGTTGAAACATAATATGAAGAATTTGTTGTTATACCCCCTATTGATTGTTGACCTTCTGTTTTATAAACCACTCTTTCATAATTTCTAAATTTATGATAGGTTGTAAACCCAATACTATTATTTGAAATATTGACTAATTCGGATTTTGATTCTGTATTGAATATAATCTGATGATCAATCAGTTTCATTACAGCATATGCTTTTGCTCCAGATCCATTGCCGCCACTTATATTAATTTTTGGAGTCTCTATATAATCAAATCCAGGATCTATAATTTTAATTGCTTGAAGAGATCCTTTTACTGAACAATATGCACTAGCACCTGTACCTACGGAATCAGAAATAGTTAAAATTGGAGGATTAATTATATCATAATTTTGTCCGGGATTTACTACTGCAATTTCTTCTATTGGTCCATAATAAATTTTATCCTTTGATTTATAGTTTAATATTTCAACACCATTAATTAAAATGCCAGTAGTTCCAGAATTTGTATAATATTCATTTCCATCAGAAGTTGGTGGTAGAATTTCTCTAAAAAGTTTTTGTGGACTTAATTTTTTTTGTAATTTTTCTTTTTGGTTATAAAAATCATAATCAATTATTTTTCCATCAGAAATAGATATTTGATTTTCATAGTAAATAAATTTTGAGTCCTGATCGGTATTTTTTATTGCTTCATATAAAAGAGCTCTACTTTTTGTAAATTTTAATCTATTTGATGATCCAATATTTGTTATATTTCCGTTAGAATTTACTCTAGCAACATAATAAACACCTTCACTGAGAACAGGGGAGGAGGAACTTGGTTTATAATAAATTGAATCGCCAGTGTAAAATCCGTGATCAATTACATTTGAGTTAAAAACAAATGTATCTCCAGAAAAAACACCAGAAAAATCTATAGATCTATCAAAACATTCAATTTTATATGAAGGAAGAGAGTGTGAAGCAACTAGCGTCTTTTCCTTATCTTTATAAACATTTTGAACATCTGAACTTTGATTTGTTAAAAATTCATAAATTGTAGACTCAACTTTTTTTATTTTTCTTTTTATAAAATAAAATCTATTGACATCAATTTCACCTTGTTCTCTAATTTGAAAAACTGTATTTGAAATAATATTACTAATTTTAGAATCTATACTAGATCCATCACTTGAAATTATAGTAATAGAATCTCCAACTACAAAATTATGATCAATTTCAGTTGTTAATTGATAAGTATAGTCGCTAAAATCTATTAATTGTATTGAAGAAACATTAAAACTTTTTGAAATATTAAAAATCCAATTATTTGAAACAACGTCTGAAGGATTTGCTCCTAAAGTTTTAACAACTCCAATATTGTTTGCTTCTTGATAATAAGTATCGCTAATTATAGCAGTATTTTTTAATACAGACGTTACCCTAACTTTTATATCATTTCCGGTGTTTAAATTAGAATTGCCATAAGCAAATACATTTAACCAAATATCAGATTCATCTGAAATAGTTTTAATTATATTTTCGCATCCAAAAAATTGATTTATACTCTTTGAGCTATATGAAATTACACCTTCAGTTCCATCAAAATAAGTTACTGACAATTCCCCAGATTTTGGAAAACCTATCGTAGAATCAACATCTAAAGTCTTTGTTCCAGGTAAAACATCACCTATTAGTTTTGTATTTGGATGAACAGAAAAAGTTCCGTATAAAGCACCATCAACTCTGATGTCTCTATTATATCCTGCATCAAAACTTAATTTATAATAAGATTTATTAGAATCTGTAAGTATTTTTTCTACATTTGAAATCTGCGCATATCCTTTTGGAATATCAGGATATCTTTCATCATAATCTTGATATAAAGTTGAATTTACTAATTCATAAGGATCACCACTGATACTTTCAACTAATAAATTATTGGAAATATTGTATTGTGCATAAGATGGTTTAATGAGATATTCTTGTGGACGTATGACCTTTACATCTTCTCCATATAATGCATTAAATAAAATTTTAAATGATAAATCAGTTCCTCTCGTAGAATAAAAATCTTTAGACTGTTTTAAGAAAAAGTACTTATCTAATCCACTATAAAACTCTCTATTTTCAAATCCAGGAGTTAACTGATATTTTAATTTATTGAAAAATTCTTTTAAGAAGAGAGAACTTAAATTAATAACTATAGTAGATTCTTCTTCTCCTTTTGAATTTATAAATTTTGCACTATGAGATTCTGATTCTGATGACTTAAATAATAATTCTTCTGGTTTATTTTCTGTTTTATATGATGTAATACCACTAAATCCTCTAATACATCCAATAAAAGAATCTGCAGTTTTACTTTGATATGAAATAATCTCATTATCTATCTGAATCAGACCATATGAATCTGAAAATCCAATAGTACTCTCAACATTTATAATATCATCAATAAATGATACATCACTTCTTAGAGTAGTTGAATCAGAATTATCTTTTATTGTATTTAATTTTATGTAACTATCAATATTCTGAGCAAGATCAGCTGGAGCTCCTTGAAACTCTTGAGAAATATAATACTGCTTTAAAAACTCAGCAACAAGTGGAAACTCTTCCTTTACATATGAAGGAAGTTGATTTTGTAAAATATTATTAAATTGAATTCTTTTTTCCGTCATTTTATTATAATCTTACTAAATTTCCGTTGCTGTAGCTTGATGTTACAATATAGTTAGATGCCGAAGGATCAAGACCTGAAGAAATATCATCAGGAACCATTTCAAATATACTATTATTAATATCTAGTTGCAAATACAAATCTTGCAATCCAACCACATCATTTGATTGTGGAATTGCAGAAATTTGAATAATACTTTGATTGTCTTTAATTTTTCCAGACAAAATATTAATAGGATTTAAGGTTATAATTCCTTTTTGATAATTTATAGTTCCTACATTTCTTTTTACTATCGTTGATGATGTAGAATTTGCATTTGGAACAGTAAATAAGAATATAGAACCAGTAACTCTGTTAGTATCGGGAATATCTGAAAGATAAACAAATTCTTGAAATTCTGAAGTCTTAAATGCAGAAGATTTAATATTGTATCCATCCATACTCTTAATATGGAATGCATTACCAAATCCAATCTGGTATTCTGCAAAACTATTTAAAACAACTCTCAGATCTCTTCTAATTTGAATTTTTGTTATATTAGAAGTTACTGATTCATGACTATCATCTATAATTTTTAAAAATTTACTATATTTGAATCTTGCTCCATACTTATTTAATTCTGTTGATTCTGCATACTTATTTGCATTTGTTTGTATAATACTAGAAACATATGAAGAACTTGGAGCAAAATTTGTATTATAATAAATTTTTGAATCTATTTCAATATAAAGATACTTTAGGTCTAAAATTTCTGGTACTATTCCTGCGACCGCATATTTTTTTAGATCTCTTTTAATATTCTCTTTAATTAAGTTTGGTAAAAAATCTCCGGTTCTTGGTTTTATACTAATAAAAACCTTTCCGTATTGTGGAGGTATTAGTTCTTCGCCACCAAATACTGATATTGATTCTGTTTCTGGATAAATTTTATTCGGAATCAAAGTTTCATAATCATTTGCAGATAATGCTCTATTTTGAGAAGAGTATATCCTTGGAGCATATTTTTTTATTGATTCTACTGATTCTATATTTTGTCCACCTTGAGATGAAACGCCAGTAGTTAATAATGATATTCCAGAAGAAACGTTATATTCTATGCCATTTCTTACATATGACAGTCTACCGGAGAATGTGAATTGTGAAATTCCATTCGCACTATCTCCATTAGATACAATATAATTAACTTCAATGTAATTATTATTTTCTAACTTTTTGCCGAATAAAACTCCATCTCCAAATATTAATTCATATCTTTCATCTTCTATTTCTTGTATATAATAAACTCTTGAATCTTTATTTACATCAAATACACTATCTTGAAGTCTGTACTTAACTGATGATGTTGAATTTACACTATCTTTTACTGTTACCGAAATTAAAGAAGTATCAACCCCAGCATTTGGTAAAATAAATCTTTGATTTGGATTATTTGAACTATAAGTAAAACTGCTGGTTAATAATGTCCCTTCATATAACTGAATATCATTAAATTCTGCTATTCCATCTATTACAGGAACTGTAATATCATCTAATATTGAAAATACAAAAGATTGATTGCCAAAAGATCCAGATGTACCTGCAACTGTTCCTTTTTTTAGTATTAATGCAGATGGTGTTGGAGATACATTAGTTGTATTTACAAAAAAAGTAACTGTTGCGAGAGCAGCTTTTCTTGATCTTGGTACATAACCAATATTCCTGGCTAGTGCAACAATATTTTCTCTGAGAGTTGCACTATCAATGAATACCTCATTTGCAACCATGTTTGCATTATATGAGGTGATGTATGTATTATACGACAAAACATCGAGAATTGTTGAAAGATTGGATCCTTCAAAATCATAGTCAGTAAAATTTGAGTTCGATCTCAAATAGTCTTTTATTGATGTTTTAATCTGGTCAAAATCCAGATTTGAAAAGTTTACTAATGGCATTTACCTAGTAGGTTGCAATACGAACTGTAACTGTTGAGGTGGAACATCTATACCAACAATTCTGTAAATGATTACAACATCAAAGGAATTGTTATCATAATCTGGATTTGTTTGAACATCAATTAATCTCACTCTTGGTTCATAATTTGTAATTGAATTTTTTATTTCATCATTAATATTTGAAGCAGAAATTTCATCTACATTTTCAAATAATGATTTACTTACTTTCGAACCAAAATCTTCATTAAAAAATTTTTCTCCGGGTAAGGTAAAAACTATATTGCGAACTGCACGAGCAATTGCACTTTCATTTTTAAGGGCAATCAAGTCATCATTCAGTGGGTTAGACTGAAAAGTCATACTAATATCCTTAAATCCCTTACTTACCCTTTCTAAAGGCATTTTTTATTATAAATCTATCTTATTTATTCATCATTTTCGTACTTCATAAAGAGGCTCAGTTCCGTATTCCCAGTCATCATAATCATCATCATTACGAATTTGGGAATGAATCTCATTTTGAAGCAAGAAATCGTGTTTTTTTGGTGTTAGGTCATCATTTGCGATTTCTCTTAACATTTTTGGGTCCATTTTTTACTCCTGATTAGTGAAAATCAGAACTTTTTACGGGGTTTCTATCCCGAAAATGGAAAAAATTATTTATTTTATGGAATCCAATGATTATTTGGTTGCTCCCACCAAAAATGAAGGTCTTCTGTGTCGTCATCATAATATAAAGATACAAAATCACTCTTGAATTTACTATGAATATTCTCACATAATGCTATAGTATATGCATTTGCCGTTGATATTGACTTAATTATGTCCACTATCCAGGTATAATTACCTCCACGAATCACTCCTGCTTCAATTAAAACAAATTTTTTCCACTTATTAGACCATTTTTTGAAATTTTCTTCAAATTCTACTTTATACTCATGTACATTTTCGTCAGGAAAAGGTACATTTACTGATTCTATATGAAAAATCTCTCCATCCATAGTCAATGAATGAGAGAGATGTTGTGTTACTATTGCAGAATAGTCAGGAGAGACCATTAAAAAACAAGTATCACTTGGATGAATGTTCAAGTTTGATACTTTAATTCGATAAATCATCTCCTGAATTAAAGATTTTTCTTTATCTTCTGAGATAAAGAGAAGTTTTTTCATCTACCTTGTCCACGGTACTTTTTCTTTTTACCATTACGAGAAGTTGCACTCAATAGTGTACGAGCAGAACGTCCTTGACGAGTCTTCTTCGGTGCTCCTGGTTCAAAAAGAGTCTTGTTGCTTCCACCTTTAGCCATAAATTTCCTCCATTTCTAAATCATTTGGGTCAATGTCTTCTCCCGAGTAGAAACGCTCTGAGAAGTCTTGAAGAATCTCACTACAATCTTCTGCAGTGAGATTCATATGTATTTTACGTCCTTTATAAAGTATATTATAAAGTCTTTCCATCAGATAATACGAGTTTTTTCGTGACCAACTCTAATACGAGGATCGCACCAGATTTCAAATCCTGCATCTTTTGCATCAAGACAGAATGAAACATCTTCGCCACACATGTCTTGAACATTTCCAGATTCAAAAACTTGCATCTTAGGAGCAAACCAAGGATATTCGAGGTTTTCAAAAACTCCCTTCTTAATCAGCACCCAACCAAAACCAGTATAGTCTACAGTGAATGGTTTGCGGCGCTTGGAGATTGATTCGACAGTCTCATGATTCATCACTCCACCATTCTTACGGAAATCATCTTCCTCTAACCAGTGTGCGACAGAGGTTGTGTGTCCATCCTCAGTTGCATACCAACCTGCGACAATTTCACGCTCTTCATTTTCTTCTGAGAGTGCAAGATCACACAATTGCCAGAACTTTTGAGAATCAAAAACAATATCGCTATCAATCCAAAGCTGATAATCATATTCGAGTTTTCCATCCCATGGAACTTGCTTGGGACCACGAAGAACATTAGCACCCAAACACTTACAACGGGCGAAATTAACCATCGATGAGTAATCCTGAGAAATTTGAATACTCATTCCATTTTGTACAAGATCAAAACAAAGTTGTACAAATGCTTTTAGAAAAATAAATGAACATCCCCTCCCAGGTAAACAAAATACAATCGATTTACCCCTCATTCGTTCTTTGATAGAATCATAATCCCATTCTTCTGTTTTATTAGCGATAGGCGTTTTTGCCTTTACTGTAAATCCTTTTGCCATAAAGTTAAATTAACCTTCAGATCAATTTTATCGTTCTATTTAGTAATTGTCAATGTCAGTACGAAGAATTCAAAGACATAATTTTATTAGTATATACTTCTACATACTCCAATTCTTCTACTGAAATACTTGCACCTAACAGATCAACCATTCTGTGTAACATCTCCCAAGTTTCAGAGAATTTTTCTTCTGATAAGCTGTGATAAATGCACTGACCCTTTGCATATATGTGATATATTTTTTCCTGCTTTTCCATAAAATTTTTCCGGAAATTTTTTTATTTCGTCATTGCATTATATATCATTACTATCAGAATTCCAAGGGGGACTCCGAATATTTTTAATATTTTCTCTGGATATCGTATCAACCATCCCGCAAAGACAACCTTCCAGAAATTCCAATACGGGGTTTTTGATCTTCTCATATTTCTGAAAAATTTTTTTTATGAGAGTGATAGAAAGGTCGAAAAAGACATACACTGTAGGTTAGGGACTTATCGATTTTTATAAACGCAACGCCGCGCCGCGGCTATAAGAATCGGCGGCAAATACCTGCCGTTTCACCTATATCAACCATCATAACATAAGAGTGCCACAGTGTCAATCACCGCAGCACTCTCACTATACATCAGAACGCGATTTCCTCAAGAGTAGGAACACTTTGCCCCAGAATAGGCATATCAACAACCTCAGCAACATTGTCGCTCACGATAACATCGAGAATGGACAGAATCTCATCCCCAGTATTACCTTGTGCCAGCATCGAAAGCATCAGGGACTTGGACATAATAACGAAGAAAAGTGTTAGGAACTGTGTGGTGCCTAGTTTAGAGCCATCCGACATGGCTTGATTTGTTACCTGAGATGTGCTATAATTGAGGCAATTTGTGTTAGAAACTATGCGCCCAATTGATGACTATCCAGGGTATTATATCACAGAAGAAGGTGATATCTACTCGGATAAGTATGGCGACTTAAGGAAACTGAAACCAGCAAGGAATTGTAGGGGTTACTTAAACACAATACTCAGAAAGAATGGGAAAAGTTATAATGAAAGAGTTCATAGATTAGTGGCAAAAACTTATATCCCAAACCCCAATAATGCTCCAGAAGTAGACCATATTGACCGAGACAAACTGAACAATAGTGTGGATAATCTTCGTTGGGTTACTAGAAGTGAAAATATGAAGAATAGAGACTTCAGTAACAATAATCGTAGTCCACTGTTTATACAGTCTCGCCGTAACCAAGCATCTAAAAGACCCAGAAGAAGTGACGGGACATTCTGTGGTTAACTGCGACAGGAGTTGAGTATATCAGTCTGCTACATCTTCATCAAGTAGGTTAATCCAAGCATACACACCAGCAAGATGCAAACTGTCAACAAATACTGTCGCTTGATTGATATTGGGGAACTCTACAGTACGTTCTACATTGTCCCGAACGTTAGTATAAGTGACGGTACGAACTTGAGACATTTGAGTGTTAGTTAAGAGAGAAACAGTAAGTGTTAATCAGTTGGCAAAGACTTCAGCACAACTATCAATATTCTCCTGCTCAATATCAGCGACGATAACATCCAGAATGGAAAGGATTTCGTTGCCAGTAGAACCCTTAGACAGCAGAGAAAGAATAACGGACTTGGACATAATGAAGAAGGAAAGTGTTAGGAACCGTGTGTTGAGTGAGTGTCTTTATAGAGGCGCATCTCATTCCCCTTTGTATAACTTAGTAGTCGAACACGTCGCTATTGATTTCGATCACATTTACCTTGGGGTCATCATAACGCACCCCATCAAGAGTTTGTGCATCAGAACCAATGCAATCACAGAAGGTTTGATAATCACCACACTCACGGGCAAGGTTATACAAACCCTCATCATTACCGATCCAGAGAGCAACATTCCAGGTCTCATAATTCGTCCAACCGTTATAGGTGGTGTCGGTCATGTTGGTTTGGAAAGTGGTAGTCATTTGGGGGAAACTTGAAGCGGGTTGTCCTTACACTATAGAGACACTTTCAAGGCCCCAGAGTTTCAGTTACTCAGGCGTTCTTCGATATCACTGAGCATCTGTAAGATCACCTCACGACTATCCTCACCGTTCTCCTCTAACTGTTGCATAACGTCTTGCAGTTGTGGTAGAATAGCGGTGACACTTTCGGGCACCCTTATCATCACTCCGTAACCCAGATTCTTATACTTTAGTGGTCTCATAGTTTTGATAGCATAACTGGGGTTATTTAGGGGGGTTATGCTATCAAAACTAAAAGTGCTGTTTCACCACTTAGAAGGGCAATCTAGATCCTCCACGTATGCTTCGCACCTCTCACTTGGTTCGAGTTTGAATAGCTTTTCCCAGTCAATTTGGTGTGGGTCAAAATCACTCAGAACGTTCATTTCCAGAGTGATTCTATAACGCTGCTTCTGTGCTTGATGATACGCAACCGACATAATCGCTCTCCGTTGGGTGTTATGAGGACAGTATAAGATGCTATGGGGTAGTGTGTCAAGTCTTGGGGTATTTAGGGGTCTTCCGGGGGATTCTGCGCGGGGATTGTGGGGATTTTGTGACAGCGGGGGATTGACAGATTTGTGCAAGGGTGTTATAATGCGACCGCTAAGATAACGACCTCTAGAAGGATTTTAAGGACTTATCTTAAAAACTCATTATAATAAAAACTTCTATTTTAACAAGCGGAAAACTATTTTACCACTAAATAAACCAGTGGTAAAATGTAACAATGGAAAGCAGAATCAAACACCTATCTAATGTTGAAGAACTCAAAGATTTCCAAGATTATGCTGTAGACACAGAGGGAAATGTTTGGTCTTTTAAGAATAATAAAATGAGGAAACTTTCTCCTGGTTGGAAGAAGAAAGGATATGGATATAGGACTGTATTATTGACAGATAAGCACGGAAGAAAGAAGAACTTTTTGGTTCATAGATTGGTGGCAATTAGTTTCATTCCAACTGTAAATGTATCACTGGAAGTGAATCATAAAAACAGAAACAGTAGTGATAACAGATTAGAGAATCTTGAGTGGGTTAATAGAGATGAGAATATGAAACATTTAAGCGAAACGAATGGTTTTTCGATTGATGAGTTTGTATTAGCAAAGGTGAAAGAAGTTCATTCAGCATCTATACGAAAAGGATTACCAGTTCCTGATGCTCACTCTTTTATGAATAGTATAATAGAAGGAGCACTTGAAAGTTACATCAACCAGTATGGATTACGCAAAGTAATGAATACACTTCCTCATCCGTAAGCATAAAAAAAGAGAGCGGATTACCAGTCCGCTCTCTATAACCCACCAACCACTATTGAATGAGAATTATCTATACTCTACGGAAGTCACTTTCTTTACATCACAGAGGCAAACTTCCTTCCTCTCTTGTATCAAATAGCGACGGAAGTTCCGACTCTCATTTGATTTAGACTGTACTGAATATAACCGATTTCTTTATTCGCAAGAAACGCATTTTTCCAATGATAGTGTGCTTCACAGCAGTTATGAATCCCATAATAGTAATACCTAACTGATGTCTTTCCAATCTTCAGTTTATCTGCAATCTGTTGAGTCGTATAACCTTCTTTGTAAAGTTGATTGATTTGTTGACAGAAATCGTTTGAGCGTTGGGATGCTTTGCAGAACGAAATTGGTGCGACGGTAGGAACTTTCATTGTGCGTTTTAAGTGTAAATGAAGGAAGGTGTTTTGAGTGTTATGCTAGGTGGGCAGGTGATCCACAAGAGAGATAGAAACTCACCATTCTTTGTGCTTCATTGAGTGAATTAAATGACTGAACTCTCCACTCTTGAGTATAAGGAGTTTGGTAACGAATGAGGAACATTTGTGTTAGTTAAGAGGCAAAGAATGAGAGTATTTGTAACCAGCAAGATTACCAAAGTTCTGAGTGATTGCTTTATACTCAGACCTTGCAATAATCGTCTTAAGTTGATTCGTATTACAGTGTTGGAAAATATACTTTTTCATCAGTTAAGAATCATACCCTCAGTGAAAGGAACTTTTTGACCGTTATCAATCACAAACCATTCGTAGTTTGATTGAACAATACGGGCACCATTTCCGTGCTCTGAGAGAATAGCATTAAGACGCGATTTGGTGGTGTTTGTTTTATACCCACAAGTGTAAAGTGCAAGAGAAGTTTCAAGAATCGTAGCGATATGATTGCCGTGCAGATACACATAGGAGGCATCACGTCGGGGAGAATAAACTACCTCAGTGTTGTCATTCTTCCAATTCTCAGAGTTGAGAATTGCTTTGTTCATTTGGCGTTCGATGAGTCGCATGGTAGGAAGTTGGTTGGGTGTGATGCTTACACTATAGGGACACTTTCAAGGCCCCAGAGTTTTGATTAACGAAAGGCACCGAGAGAGAGAAACTCAGAGGGAATTCGCTTCTCTGCGATACGCTTACCATTCACTTGGAAAGTATAGCGGAATTGACCTTTTACAGTCTTGGAAACTTTACAAGTCAGGCAAACTTCACCGTTTTTGTATGAAGGATTACCATCAACATAAAGAGGAAAATAGTGGTTGCATATGCCATCCAAGCGATAATCAACAACACCGTTGCGTTGTTGATAGTTTTCCATCGCAAGTTCCTCAGTGAGGGCGATAGATTTGAAGAGGTCGTTGATGTTCATACTATAGGGACACTTTCAAGGCCCCAGAGTTTCAGTTATCATATGCTTTCAGATGTATATTCTCCATCACAATCAATGACAATTCAAATAACAAATCTGCGTCAATGTTACCGATCTTTTCTTGTATTGCATCAGGGATGATTTCGTGCATAAAATCAATCCAACGTTCATCCTGATAGATATACTCCATCACTTCAGATGTCAGAGCAATGCCTAACTGTCGCGTGGTTTTGTTAGATAATGTCACTGGTCAGAATTGGGTGATAGAATGTCAGCAGTTGTATGAAGTACAGTGGCAGTAGCATACCTTACTGACGGTGAAAAAATGATACCAAGGGTGAAAAGTAGTGCTAGAACTTTCACTTTATCAGGTGACTTGAATGTGAGACTTTTGCGAGACATTTATGTTCGTGAGAATACAATTTAGAAAATCTCAGTTTTCTACAGTTACCCACTCACCTTCAACACTACAAAACTCCAGCAAATAATAGTCGATTGATACACCTTCGATTGCTGCATCTTGTACTGTCTCCTGATATTGTTGAGGAGTGAGAATAAAGAAATCAGTTTCAATCATTGTGCAATTTCTTCAGTGAGAGAGCAAACTTTTTCGTAGAGAGCATCAATATCTGTACCAAGCAATTCGCTTACTTCATCCCAATCATCATGAAACTCGATGAGAGATTGAAGGGCAGAGATTTCAGCGTTTGTAAACATAATCAGTCAAAGCGAGAGGTAGTCCAACCATCATGAAAACCTTCATAATGATCTACAGATCCTGCGATTCCTTCCTCAGTCAGTGCAAATTGAACTTTGGAATCACCGTCGTAAATATCATAACGAAACCATCCGTATTTGTTGGTTGGGACTATAGTGTAAGTCTTGTTTGTGCGAGGAGAAGTATAATTCATTTTTATCAATATCCGTTCATAAAGTTAGCAAGTGCTTCCTGATACTGTTCCTCAGTGTGATAGGTTCGAGCACCAATCGTCAGAGGAAAGGTACGCTTCGGAGCAGAAACTTTAGGCAGATCACGACACTTATCGAGAACCTGCTGTTTGTAAGGATTGGCGTTGTGGTTAGTGTTCATACTATAGGGACACTTTCAAGGCCCCAGAGTTTCAGTTACTCATCAGCGAAATTGTTTACAAGAAAGTCCTCAAGTTCAGTCAGTTGAGAACTATTCAATGAGAGGATATACTCACTGATAATTGTTGCTAACAGGTCAGGATCTTGACGGCAAGATTCATACAAAAACTCTTCAAGTTCAACCAGTTTGTTTTTAGTCTGTGCCATAGGATTAGGAAGGGAAATCACCAGTTTATCAGCGTAGCTACGTTGCCAAGTTTATTCTGTTCATCTACAATCTCCATCGCATGATTATATGTTTTGACGGTGATGTAGCGTGCTTTACCTTTAGTTTCTGGGAACAATCCCAGTTTGTCAATGATACGAACTGTGTTGGAGTGTTTCATTTCAGAACGATACGATAGTCGATGGATTTGATGCACCAACCTGTGGCACATGTGATCTCTTCAATTAGATCATCTTCATCACCTGCCTCCCAGATTTGACCGATTGTATCATTAGTTACTTGTTGCTTGTAAGTATCATCAAGTTCGTCTGGGTAAGCATCATCATACTCATCAAAATCAAACTCAATTTCGGTGACTTGGAATTGCATCATTTGCAGTAGTTGGTGTTAATTTCGCAGAAACGATCTGCTTGGCGTTCTTGATACTCACTCACAGTTGCAAGAGCATTAGCACCAAGATGAATACCGAAGAAAAGTGTAGCAAACAGAAGTGCAATTCGCATCAGTTGAGAATACAGAAAGTGCCGCAATAACCACGAACCCAGTTTAGAGTTTCGGAGTAAGATGTGCGGGGATTGCTCATCTCCATCGTAGAACCATTGCGAGGATTGTGTGCAACAGCGACGTAGAGATTGTCACACTCTTTATCAGTAATCTGCTCAATCCACATGTGATTGACTTTACCTTCCTTCCAATTTGTGTGGTAGGAGTAGATTTCGGAAACGATGGGGTTGCTCATACTATAGGGACACTTTCAAGGCCCCAGAGTTACTGATACTTACCAAGTTCCGCGTTGAATGTGAATCTTGCGAATCTCCTGATAAATGAACTTTTTGAGTTTGTCGTCTGTGGTATTATCAAACGCATAATACAGACGATTTAGGTACTCATCCTGTGTGGGACATTTGACTACATCAGCAGCAGTCATTCCAAGTTCATTCAGTGTAGAACCTGCAGAAACTTTGTTCCTACCGAAGTTCCCAGATACGCGACCAGTTGTGCGAAGTTTGGGTTTAATCTTGGAGAGATTAGAATAGGTCACTTCACAGAGTTGCGAGGGTTAATGTCAATCAATCGGTCAAGTGCATCACCAATAGTAGAGCGGGTTTGCTCATCTTTCAGTGATACTTTCTCATACACTTCGTAAAGGGAAGTGTAAATGTCGTCCCATTGAGTTTGTGTCATCATCAGTCAACAACAGAGTAACAAGCAACCCAGGAAGGGACCCCAGAGAGTGATAGCGAACCATTGCGGGCATCGCAATAGTCTTGCGCGTCATCTTCAGAGTAGAAAGGTCCAATATACTCTGGAGAATCCAGAGCGTTGGAATCAAAGCGGACGGTGAAAGTTTCAGTCATACTATAGGGACACTTTCAAGGCCCCAGAGTTACTATCACTCAAAACTTTGCATTAACACCAACGACCTTACAAGTTGGGTTCCTAATCAATGCAGTTTCCCTTGCATCTTTGGGTGTGCTAGCATACACTTCTTCAGTGAAGACTTTGCCACCTTGATAGAGTTTAACTTCGTATTTCATTGGTTTGTTTATACTTTGGAAAAAATCGTTGATTTCACTGCAGCGGATGACCTATCACACCTCTGCAGTGAAATTGCAGAAAAATTGGGTTTTTGGTTGAGTGGTGAACAGGGTTCTCAGTGAGACGCAAATGAGATTTAGAGGGTTTGGAAGTGTTGTGCTTCAGTGAGGTTAGAATACTTTTTCTTCAGATACTTCTGGAGAATAGTATCAATAACTGGATACCACTGTTCTTTATTATTTAAGTGCGCAAGTCCTCGTGCATCGTTGAGAAAGAACAGAATACAGTTCTCTTCATCTTGCGTGAGATTGATGCGGTTGAGAATAGTCATAATCAGCGAGCGTAAGTGTACCCGCCGCTCCAGTCTGCGTTCTCAAACAACCATTCACGATCTTTAATCAAACGCAAATCATAGCGAACACCTTTAGCGGGAGATTTCCAACTGGAACTCTTATACAATTCTCCAGTATTCTTATCAATGAAACAGTGAACGGAGCGGGAACCTCCACCATCAACAAAGATAACCTTGTGATACTTTTTACCAGTTTCAATAACATAATCAATGGGACATTCGCCAGATTTAAGTTCATCAATCTTACGCTGATGATATTCAGAACTATGACTGTAGAATGTGATAGCAGGATTTTCTTCTTCCAACTCAATGTTGCGTTGATGTCCACGAATAGCATACTGGACATAATTATGTTTCAGTGCTTCAATCAGTGCGAGAGTGTACTTATACACATTCTCTGCGATAGTTTGTTGTGCTTGGAGTTGCATTGTGGTTGTGCTCATACTATAAGGACACTTTCAAGGCCCCAGAGTTTCAGACAGACAGATTGTATTTGTCAATCATAATGTCTCGCACAAGTTCGCGGTCAATACTATCACCACAAAACTTATGACCTTTGATCTTACAAATCCTGATAACATCGTTGGTTGCTTTACGCACTACTGTACGATTTGCACCCATAGGATACAATCCATCAGGACCATAGAAAGACATCACATAACCAATGAAATCGTTGATGAACTCTTTAGAGAAAGTCACAGTCATTTCACAGAAAGATTGTTGAGAACGTTGCGGGCAAACTTCATAAAACCATACGAAGTTACACCGTCATAATCATAAACATCAAGCATTTCAGTTTGATTGTAAGTATTCACAATCAGCAGGCAAGCATCATACAATGCTGCTTGATGTTCTTCTTCAGACTTAAAAGAAATGGCACTATAAGAGGGAAGGGTCATAATCAAACCAGAGAAAGTTCAGAAGCAGGTTCTACCTTAAATGTACCAAGTCGGTTGCAAGTGATACTCACAGCATTTGCAGGAGCACCGAGTTCATCAACAACTTCCCACCAATCTTCACCTTCTTCAATGACAACATATCCGAAAGTTCCTGGTTGTGAGAGTTGCCGACGACCACACTGTTTTGCATCATTTACATCATCAAATCGTTGCTTACGATTAAACCAACCGTTTCGTGCAACATCATCAGAAGGACCGAAAGTAATGCAGAGAAAGTTAGACATTGTGGTTCAGTTAGCGGGTTCAGTAATCCAAATTGCACGATCAGTTCCCATAGTAAACTGATTGTCCCAAATGAAATGAGTTGCTTGCTGATTGCTCATCTGAAACTCATTCATCAGAAAGTTTAGTGCTTCCTTGAATGTTTGGAAACGGTGTGTGGTTCTCATACTATAGGGACACTTTCAAGGCCCCAGAGTTATATTTACAAATATCTAAACTTAAATCCTTTTGTTTGTTCTCTCATTCCTTTACAAACTTGACAAATTGATGATCTCGTAAAACTATTCTCTCTCGCCCATTCTGCTATGTTAAAAACAACTTGTTCAGTTCCATCGGGGTAAGTAACAATATATTTTTTTGCTCTATTTGTATTGCCATATGGTCGGTGTGGATTTACATTCGCTTCCGTTCTTTTTCTAACTAAATCTTCTGGTTGTTTTCTTCCACGAAGTTGTGATGCTATTTTTTCTGTATGTTCTGGCGTTCTTGGTGGTTTTGGTTTTCTTAATTTTATCTTTGTTTCCTCTGACATCTCCCAAGTATTACCTTTCTGCGAAGGTGGTCTATTTCCACCTTCAGTCATATTATATTCTGCTTTATATTTTTTTATAAACTCATCTTCTCTTTGCAGTGCATCATCACCACAATATACTTGCTCAACAACAAAGTTATTTACACCATACTTTCTCATCGCATTATACAATTTTTGACTATTTCTTTTGTATTTTGAGTTTTTAATGTGTGTTTTGAATCTTTGTTCTACAGATAGAGTTGTAAAACCAACATAACACTTATTATTGAGTATATTTGTTATTTTGTAGAGGAACATTAGCATAAATTATTCTTGTATTATTTATGCTAATTTCACTCTATTTAATCCAACTCTTTTCAAGAGTGAAGTTCAGTCTGCTAAACTCTTCACGGTTTACGATCTTGTAGGTGCCATAATCGTTGGTCATGACATAACCTTCGTGATCGCTCAATTCTCCACCAATTTCACACGAAATATCAGTGTCACACTCAATGAAGCAGAACAAATCCATTTTGATAGATTCAACCAACTTCCACAAACGCATCAGGTTGATGTCAACATCATAATTTTCTGCAATTTCGTGCTCATCCACCTCTTTACCCTCACGGATGTAGGAATTGATGACTTTTTTGAGTTCTGCTGCTTGTTTTACATTCACGAACTCACAAAGAGTGCTCATTTGCTTCGCAAACTTACAGAAGTCCTCAATATCATCCAGATGCGGACAGATTTCTGCCTCGGGTTGTACCCATTTCACATCCAGAGTATCAACAAACTGTTTGGTAGTAGGTTGTGCGATAGCATTGCGAAGATCATTCTCACAGATATACTCAGTGTGAGGTGCAATAATTACACTTTGCTCGATTACTTCAGGAAACTTATAGGTAATCGTATTGGGGCGGTAGGTATTATCACCACCAAACCCAATAAAATCACCTTGATAAATGAACTTTGTGCGAGGCAGACTATCAAAACAAGCGTGAAGAATATCTGCTACTTTGCCCTGATGGTTTGCATCAATTTCTTCATGAGAATGATTGATTTTGATTTTAACTTTGTTGAACACAGATTTAGTGCCCACAAAGAACTTACCATTGGCAGGATTGCGACCCCACACAATAGCAGGCGCTCCATCAATCTTGACAGAAACCTTAGACGGAGCAGTAAACCAATCCAGAACCGATAGATCACCAGTTAGGATAGAATCTTCAGGGTGTTCGATATGTTTGTTCTGCATTTGCTTGTTGCTCATACTATAGGGACACTTTCAAGGCCCCAGAGTTTCATTTACAATAAAAAAGACACCGTTGTAGGTGTCTCAAATGTTTATCAAACTGCTACACGACGAGCAATCAGTTGTTGATACTTTTCAGTGAGAAAATCAACAGTTTGCTTCACATAAGGAGAAACAGTTTGAGTAAACTTGCTCACATCTTCACGAAGTTTGTTAACTTCATATTGATGAATCTGCCAACGAACCTTAATGTCTTGAATGTATTGCTGGCGAGTGATAAGAACTTCAGGAACTTTCACTTCAGGAGCAACAACAACAGCATCAGCGGGTTGTTTGCGAGCGCGAGGCATAGGGTCGGTTCAACTTACACTACAGAGACACTTTCAAGGCCCCAATCAAAGTTTATCTCACTTTTGGGGAAGGTGCTTTCAATCCTTTGAAGAGATTTCTGATAATAAACCTCATCAAGTTCGCATCCAATAAACTTGCGATTGTGCATCTTACATGCCACACCAGTAGAACCAGAACCACCAAAAATATCAAGAACTGTTTGCTCTGGATTGGATGATGTTAGGATCAATCTTTCCATCAATGGAATAGGTTTCTGTGTACTGTGGAACTTCTCAACCTTACGATCATAGAAGTTTATATCACTCCACACATCTGTCAGTCCACGTTGTAGATTAAATGTGTAGACAAGTTCATCATACTCAGGCAAGTTCATGACTTCCTGTAACTTAGTCCAGTCATCTTTTGTGGGATAAACTCTATGCTCTCTCGGTTTCTTTTCTGATGCAATACATGCAAATGTACCTCCACCAGTTGTTGCTTTGCCAAGAAATCCATTCACATCAGATCCTTTCCATCCCAATCTTTTACGTTCAGATTGTAACAAATCGCGGATATGATCTCGCGCTTCATAGTGAAAGAAAAAGATGGATTCGGTTGCAGTAGGAAACATTTTAAGTCTGTCACTGGTTCTACCAGCAACTGCCTGCATACCTTTATTAACTACAATTTGCTGGCGAAATGTGAATCCAGCACGTTCAATCACAGGCAAAAGTGTGCAGAGTTGCTGTGGGAAACCAAATAACCAAAAACTACAACTCCACTTTGCAACTCTGCCAAGTTCAGTGATCCACTGCTCACACCATTCATAGTATTGGTCTATAGTGAACCACTGATTGTCCCATTCATCGTTAACAACACGATAATAAGGAGGGTCCGTACATATTAAATCTACGGACCTACTCTCTAGCGATTTAAGGAACTCAATACAATCTTGGTTCTTATAAATCAGTTCCTCACCCATTCGCCACGTTCCTTACCAAAGTTCTTAGATTCTATCACAGATTCAGAATCTTTACAAGCAAACTTGGAAGGAATTTCCATAGGAATAGTGTTCTCAAGATCGAAGAAATCAAAGTCGAACTCTGTGCGATCATCATGAACAGTAAGCACACCAGTAAACTTCATTACGGGAAGACTAAGGTAAAAGTCAACACCATAGGGTTGAAAGTTGATATGATTAGACTTATCACTATCAAGTTGTGCTTGAGCATAACGATCAAGGTGCTCGCTATTCTTATCGAGAGTCCAATAAGTAAAGCGGAATTGACGACACTTAGGATCATCAATCAGAGGTTCGACAAGAGAAAGGCGATACTCTTTCAGTTCTTCTTTATACTGAAAGTGTGCTTTTGCACTAATACCCCAACGACCATCACGAGGGTTGGTAACTTTAGTGCCTTTCTGCTTAGATTTTGCCTTGAACGCTTCACATCCACAATGGGGGCAATATTCAGCAAAGAAAGAAACTTTCTTGCCACAATCAGAACAAAACTTAGACTGAACGTGAGAAGAGTTCTTACTTTCTCCACCATCACAAGCATCCCATCCACCACCACCAGTTCCGCCGCAAAGAGTGTCATTGATGATAGCACCGATAACCTCAGAAAGAGTATCATCGATGATTTTAACGGGTTGGTTGTACTGAGTATAATACTTAATCTGGGCAGGAAGACCAGCAGTGCAACCTTCGATAACCTGCTTAACAAATAGTTGAGTCATTTGAAGTAGTCCGTATCAAGGTTAATTTGCCTTCATTTGAAGACTTTTTAAGTATAACAGAAAGAATGAGATTGAGTTGATTTGGTGGACAGTTTAGAAACCGTCTGCCACTCAAGTTCCTTCGTTATATTACTGGGACAGTTTTAAGGCCCCAGAGTTAGAATCACAAAGGAAGTTGTGCTACGCTTTTGCCTTTCTTCAGGTCTGTGATATACTTTCGTGCTGTTGCTTCAGTTTTACAAAGTTTCTCAAGTTGCTGACCATTATGAATGATAATGTATCCTTTGTTGCTAAAAGGAATGGCAGCATATTCATCCTTAAACATTGTGAATCCTTCCATTTGTTATACTTTGCAAAAAATCGGGAATCTGGTTGCGACAAAGGCATCATAGCACCTTTGCGGTAGAATTGCAAGAAAATCGGGGTTTCCGTTCAGTGGTGGCCTTGAGTCTACTGTGAGACTCGGCAGCGATCCTAGCAGGAGGCACAAAAAAAGGGGGGCAGCGCCCCCAAGAGTATAAAGTTTGAAGTTAAATCAGCGACGAACCACACTCACTGCTGCCTCACCCTTCTCGAACACAGTATCAACAACTGCCTGCACACTGCGAGCGGTAGCAATACCAACCTGAGAGTACACAGGAATACAAACCAGACCGAACGATTTGGTATATTGACTGAGGTTGCCAGGTTGAATAGCACCATCGCGCAGTTTCTTAGCATCATCGTGATGCAAACGGATGCAGCGTCCGACAGTCTGACTGATACCGATGTAGTCCATATTACGCATAAACAACACCGCTTCAAGTCCGCTCACGTTGATACCTTCAGCAAGAATACTGTGGTGCAGAACAACAAACTTCTTACTATTATCCTTACCCCAAGCACTCAGAGTGTCGAAGAATACCTCACGATTGACTTTCTTACCGTCAATCACAGCACCCGTCTTGGCAGTAATGAACATCCAAGAATAACCGCGCTGTTCCAGTTCGTCACAGAAATCAGTTTCAGACACCAGAGCAACGATTTGCTTGGTTGCTTTAGCACAAATCAGAATCTTACCAACGTTGTTCTCATCAATCGTTTCAAGCAGATTCTCAGCATCGCGGTCAAAGTTGGTCTGCTTACCCTTCACCATCGGCAGTTGCTTGACGATAACTTTGGGGGGAACAATATACCCACCTTCGACAAGTTCAGGAGCAGGAACTTTGCAGATCACCTGACCATAAACCTCAGACAAGTTCATCCCAGGTTTGCCCACAGCAAGCGAATGTTTCGGAGTTGCAGTGAAGAAATAGCAGCGTCGTGCGTTAGCAGCAAAGTGCTCAGTTGCAGGGAAAAAGTGACGCTGAACGCTGTTATGTGCCTCGTCAAAGTAAATCGTATCCACATCAACTCCAGTACGCTCAAGGCGAGACAGGGAGTGATAGGTTGTGATAATCAACTTGTGGCGGGACTTATTGTTCTCTACCCACTGACGAATCAGACCAGGACGAGTAGAAGATTCGTGGTGAGTCTCTCCACTGTGAATATGAAACACAGCAGCGTTGGTGATAAACTCCAGGAACTCAGCAGAGAGTTGCTCAGCAAGCAGAATACGCGGGGCAACAACAACAATCGTTTGCGGAGTTTCAGACTGCAACTCACGCAGAGCATCATAGATCATCTTGAGAGTCTTACCGCCACCAGTAGGAACAATGATCTGACCTTTGGTGTACTTTTGCATAGAAGCAACAGCACGTTCTTGATGGGGACGGAGTTGGATTTGCATTGGAGTCATCATATATTAAAAGGACAGTTTCAAGGCCCCAGAGTTTCAATCTTCGCCTATTCCCATGCCAATGAGAATTGCAATAATAATACCGACAGGAATAGCAATATACCAGTAAGTTACGATACCATAAAGAACAAGTCC